CTTTAGCACCAAGTCAGGATCATGCACGATGTCGGCCAATGCAGTCACGGCTGGCGTGACGAGTTCAAGTTCGCGGACGCGGGTTTCAAGGTCAGCAATGCGCTGGTCCTTCTGCGCCGTCGCCTCACGGAATTGCTGCTCCAAAGCTTGTCTTGCCTCGGAGTATTTTCCTTGCGATTCAAGTTCAGCTTGCTCGGCGCGACGCTTGAACTCAAGTAGTTCATCGACATCAACGCCATCCGGTAGTTTCTTTGACTTGGCGGCGCGCAATTCAGCAATCAGCTCTTGGTTCTTGCGTTCCAATGCTTCAACACTGCGTTGCAGTGCTTCGGTATTGCCCCCGGTAGCCGCAGGCTCCTGGGTTTGATTTTCTTCAGACATGCTTATCCCGCAGGGATATAGTGCGTTACCACTTTACCTTATCCGCCCAGTAAGCCGCACTGAGCTTACCTTTGGCTATGTTTTTAGCATGACGAGCTTTAAATGATGCCCTTCTGGCCTTGTCCGCTGCTGATTCTCCTTTTTGTGCTGGTGAGCCAGATACGCCCTGCTGTCCGAAACGGATGAGTTTTACGGTGTTGCCTTCCTTGGCGAGGACCGCGTGGGACTTATTTGGATTGTCAGGCGTCCGCTTGGGTTTGTTGTAACCCTCGAACTGCTCGCCGCGATAAGTGATCATTTTCGCTTGGGTTTCTTGGCAGTCTTAGTCGCAGCCTTAAATGCGGCAGCGGTAGGACGACCAGCTTCACCCTTGCGTGCCATGCGTTCATTGCTGCCAGCTTCAATGCGCTTGCGCTTGGCTGCGATGTTGGCGTAAAGACCAGGTTTCTTAGCCATCACTTCTTACCCTTTGGCTTGCGGGATTTTCCGGCTTTTGACAGCGCGATTGCGATTGCTTGTTTTTGCGGTTTGCCCGCCTTCATCTCCGCCTTGATATTGGCTGAGATTGCACCTTGCGACTTGCCCTTCTTCAGCGGCATGGCGCCATTCCTCAATACCTGTCAACAGGCTAGCGCCATCAGCAGTCGCCCAGCCCTTGTCGGTGTAGATCGCTGGCACCCATGCCTCACCAACTAACGCCTCGACTGGATCAGAGCTGATGCCGGTTGGCGCAAAGTGCCGAAGGCTAGGCAGGTCCATATCGTTTGCGGAGCTGCTCCAAGGTTAGCTCAGAGCCGTCATCGCGCACCAGCTTGGCGATGGCATCCTTAGGTCCATACTTGTTAGCAAGCCGGTTGAAGTATGCAACCTTGTTAGGGCCAAGCGCATCAGCTTGCACGCTGCGCGGCTGCTTGGATAACCACTCACCATAGCTTTGATTGATCGGCACTTGCCCATCCTTGCTGGCACGCGTTGCCGTGGTCGATGCTGGCAGGATGTCCGAGTCGATGACTGGCACTGTGGTTGAGCGGCAGTTGAAATGCTGCGGCGGCATCGGTCCTTTGCCGTATTCAAACTCTTTGCCGTCTAATGCTCGGCAAATAGCGCTAGTCCGTGTATCCAGCGTGGCGACATAGCGATACTTTTTGGTAATATCTTGATTGGCCTCGTACACCTGTTGGCTGGCGGTATTGGCCACTTGGTTGATGCTGGTGCGGACCAAGGTAAGCACTTGGTTGTCAGCTAGGGCTGTGGCTTGCCCACCTGCTGCCACCAATTGCTTGACGGTTTTAGCTTCCTCGCCAAATTGCAAACTACCAATCAATCGTTTGGCGATGTCTGGCGTGGTTTCGCCAGTAAGCAGGCCTTGGCGCACCACCTGGGAAAACCGCTCAGCTTGATCAACGGCAACACCACGAAATGCCTTTGTAATCACCTCGCCATTGGGTAGCGTGATGGTTGCGCCCTGCGCAGCGGTCAGGCTGAATGTCTGCGGTGCGCCTTGAACTGCTGCAAACAGGTCATCGCTTAATGCGACCACATTGAGCTGCGTCGGGTCGGTGGTGACCACACTCTGCGCAAACTGCGGACTGATCTCAACGGTGCGCACCGCATCACGACTACCGGCTGGTAATGCACGGCGCAATTGCTCGGCAACAAACTCCGACTGCAGCTCCGCCAACCCTTGCAACTCCAGTGCGGTTAGTTCAGTTGCATCGCCAGCCCAAGTGCCAAGCGAATCTTTAAGCTGCGCCAAGATGCCGCGTAGCCTGGCTGCTTTGGCTGGTGCAGCTAGATCATCAATGGCCCGCAACTGGTTAACTGCATCAATGATGATGTCGTTATATGCATTAATAACACGTCGCGCCACGCTATTGCTATACCTGTTAAGGTCAATTGCATTGCGGTATAGCGACACTGGTGTGCTCATTGGATGATGCCTAAATCAGCAGCGGCATATCCTGAGCGGATGCTTACATTAGCGCCACGTTGCAATGCGCTACTGACAACTGCTGCAAACGCGTCATAACCATTTTGGCCATCTTCCATCAGCACCATTTCGTCAACCTCATCTGGCTTGCCATCGACGTACCAGCTAACGCGAATGATCGCTAGGATCTCATCCGGCAGGTTGCTGACGTGATAATCAAGTTCCTGTTTCCTCGGCTTCCTCGGCCTCTTCGGTTCGATCATCACTGCTAAGTCGATTAACCAACTGATCAGGTTGTCTAGCAGGTTGTACGTCCATGCCCGCATTAGCTGTGGCCTCCAGTTCTTCATCAACATCAAAGTCATCACCTAGCACCTCGCCATCAGACAATTGCTGCAGCAGGGTTTCTTGGGTGATGGTCCCTGCAGTGTAAAGCTGGAGCAGGCTGTTGATTTCCTGTGGTTCAAGTCTGGTGCCCATGAAATCGCGGTTGACGCGGCAGCTACCAGCAGCTTCGTTTTGACCAAGATACTGCGCATGGAATTGCAGGCAGTTGTCGATCATATCCTGCATGTTTTGCGCAATCACCATCATGGTGCTGTCGCCTTGACTGCGGTTAATGCGCTTAGCTTCTGCGGTTTCAGCCGTCAGCTTTTGGCCGAGCACTGCTGATAGGCCGAGTTCATTGATCTGCATTGCAAGTGCTTCAAGCCGTTTGAACTGGTATTCGTAGCTGGTGCCGCCAGGCTCGATGTACTCGGCGCGTCCTTCAGCGGGAAATGCAATAGCCTCGCCAGGGCCGGCGGATACCTCTTCAGCGCTGCTGGGAAAACCATAAAACGCCAGCATCGGCACAGCCGAGATGTGCAGTTGATTATCAAGGTCTGATTGAATCTGATAGGTCTTTAGGTTTAACTCGGCAATATCTTCCAGCGGTGGCCGCGATTCCATGAAGCCAACGCGGTTTGAGTACGCAATGCTGAACGGAATTTCGCTAAGGCTGGTGCGGCCTTCGTCAATAATGCGGAAGTCGCCCTTGTCATCCTTTTGGTGGATCTGGTACTCACCAGGCGTCAGCACCCGGACTTGTTGCACCACCTTCTCGCCATACAATCCATCAGGTACGCTGGCCAGCTCCTGCAATCTGAGCATGGTCAATTGCTGTTTGCCTTCGCTGGTTTCAGTGCGCCAGCCAAGGATTTGCCGTGGTGTGTAGTTCACCCAGTAGGGTCTACCCCCATCAGCCGGTGCATCCACCAATGTACCAACGTGGCCATAACGGACCATCTTGCGGGCGGTTTCATACGTCCAAACATTGAGGTCATTGCCATTTAGGTCAACATCAAACAACTGCTCGGTAATAGTGTCGCTGGTGTCAACCAGTCGCACCGGCTTGCGCGTCAACATGCCAGCCAGTAACCGCTCAAGGCGCTGATAATACGGCGGGCATACGCTACGGGCTAGACGGTTGTCGTAGGACTCATCCAGCTCGCGGGGTTCTTGCGGCAGGTAACGGCGATGCTTTTGCCGCATTCCAAAGGTGCCCTGCAGCAAGTCTTCAATCAGGATCCAATGCGCCTCTTGCGCATACCATGCAGTATTGGGGTCCTGCACACGGGTGACCTTACGCTCAGCCGTAGGGCGGTCGTAGAAGTTATACCCCGTGTACATGTGACCCCTTACCGTATCAAGCTGCGGTCAGTGTAACGCTGTTACGGTTTACCTTGATCTCAAAGCCATCGCCAGGCTTAAAGCCCATCTCGTCAAGGTAAGCACTGCCAACCATCAGGTTGCCGTTGAATTGCACCTTGGTCTTGTAGCTGAGCTTGCGGCCCGGCTTTTTAGGTGTGGTCAACTTGACACCCTTGGCTTCCAGCAGCGCTTCATAGAACTGCGTAAAGCACAGCTTGTCGGCCTTGACATAGCCGCAGGCGCGGACGATATCGGATTTATTGCAATCGCCAAGCTCTTTGACCTTGGCAAGCAGTTCAGCACCAGTGAGCATTTGGATAGTAAATGGTGGGCGGGTTTAATATAGCCTAACGCCGGTCCCGCGTCCAGCGCCTGCGTGTAGCGGGTTGAACTCACGCCAGATGACGTAGCCCAAGGCGTCGTTCATGTGGTCGTAACCAGCATCCTTGTCGGGGTCGCCCTTTTCGTTGTAGCTCTGCAGCTCTAGGCACTCGATCACCTTGCGGCAGGTGGCGGCGATGGTGAGCCTGACCTGGCCTTTGCCGTTTTCCAGCAAAGCTTGAACAGCAGCCACCCGATCACGAACGGGAGGATTGCTGCGTGGTGATTGGTTGCTAAAGCCGTAGGACTCCAAGATTTGAATATCGGTCTGGCTTGCGTTGGTGCTGCGGTTGCCGCCGCTGGCGTCCGGGTAGATGTACACCTGCCGCTGTGGGTAGCGCCGCTGGATCTCTTGCGCCAATGCGTCGGTGTCATGCGCGCCACTGATCTCGTCAATGACTAGCAGGCTGTTGCCCTGCCGGATGGCGATGACGGCAGACATGTTGCCAACGTTAAAGTCAACGCCAACCCTCAGCGGTTCACGGCTGGTGTCTGGCGGGTTGGTCGTGATGTGTTTGCTGCGGTCAAAGCGGTCATAGACCTGACCAGTGGTGAGGTTGACAAACTCGCCGTCGAGGTAAGCGCGTAGTAGCTGCGGGTCGTAGTTGGCTTGCAGCCGCTCGATAAAGTCCGGCGGCAGGTGCGGGTTGTCAGCAGTGCGCATCTTGATCAGCTTGCGATCGGTGCGTTGCTGGGCGTCATCACTGCCGAAGGTATTCCACATCCACCTGAAACCCTCGGGCGTGCTGGCCGCGGCAAACTGCCTGACATTGCCTGAGCGCAAGCGGCCAAGGATTTTAGGGAATGCTTTATTGGCAATGTTGGGTGTCACCGTGTCGATCTCGTCAGCCAGCACCCAAGCAAGGTTCAAGCCGATGATGCGCGACCAGTTCTCAAAGCTGCGGCACAGGATCTTGGTATCACCGCCTGGCAGGTGCAGCGTGTACTCAGGCAGCGGTGATGCGCGAAAGGTGTACGGGATGTCGTATGCCTCTAGAAAATCGTCGAAATCGTTCTGCCAAATATCGCGAATCAATGGGCCGGTGGGCTCCATTACCGCACCGATAAAACCCTGATTGGCAGCGGCAAGCATCACCGCCTTTGCGCATAACGCCCGAGTCTTTCCAGCACCGTAACCAGCGGAGATGCCAATAATTTGCGTGGTGGCATCATCCACAAACGCAAGCTGCCCAGGGTGCAGGTCGCTGCGGATGCTTAGCAGTAGGTCATCCATGGATGCCGCTGTCGGCATCTCCATGAAGCTAAGCAGCGGCGCATCTTCGCAAATGCCTGCGACGAGGCTCACGACATCTCAAATCGCAGCAGCCGCGCCTGCTTTTCAAGCGCCATCAACGCGGTTCCAAGTTGGTCTTTATCTGATGCTCTGCGCTCGTATTCTTGGGCTCGGGCTAACGCAGCTTCAAGCCACTGCGGACGCGCAAGCTCAGCATCAAGTGCTA